CAGTGAAACTGGTGGGTGTGCTCTGATGGCGAAGGTCTACACCGGGCGTGATGGTCGTTTGCTGCTAGATGGCATCGAGCAGATCAAGGTCACGAATTGGCAGCTGACCGGCAGCCTTGAGATGCTGGAGACCACCAGCCTCGGTGAGTCGCAGCGCACCTATACGCCTGGCGTGCAAGAGTTCAGCGGTAGCGCCACGCTCTTGTACTACAACGACGGCACTGGCCGCAATGATGCAGCGCTGGCACTGAAGAAAGTGCTGAGGATTAGTGGCGTCAGCGATGGCGATACTGTCGATTTACGGCTGCGACTGGTTGAAGGTAACAGCAATCACGACGTGCGATTGACCACCTACATCACTAGCGTTAGCTTTGGCGCCAGTGTTGGTGAGGTCAGCTCTGCTCAGATCAGCTTCCAGGGCACTGGTGCATTGACTGAGGTGACGATCTAATGGGCATTTATCTTGGCAATATCGGCAACATTGAAATTACGCGCAAAGCGAGCGAAAACGATTTAGAAAGTGTTATCAACCCGTCTGATGTAAATGCTGGGCGCAATCGTTTTTCATTTGATTTCGATGAAAGCACTTTAATCAGTGGCGACCTGATTGATATTGTCACTACAGATGGCACCAATCTTGATTTTATTGATGCCAGCGGTTGGGGCAATAGTACCGTTCAGTCCAGCGGCAACTGGTACATCTTCATTGACGAATTAGGCGGGATTCGCCTTTACAACAACTTTGACGATAGCTTGGAAGGCAGTAGCGTAGGGCTTGTATCACTTGCCGCAATTAATCGTGATATTCCAATCCGCGTCACCATTCGTGACCGCGACAAACGCCTGCTCGCCTGCGTTACTGACTACGAGCTAAACACAAACCGTGAAACTGTAGATATTACAGCGCTTAGCGATCAGTATCGCCAGCAGTACAGCAGCTTAATTACGGGCTCAGGCCGTATCACCGCGCAATGGGATTACGTCAATGAAGCTGGCGATGAACCTGTTAATTACTTAATGCAATTAGTTCTTCGCACTGAAATCGGCTCCGGCTTTCATGCTAAATTTTTTATTAAAAGCGCCAACACTGATGCAGCGGGGGGGTCTTTTTCTGCAACGCAGACAAACGATGCACTGTGGTGGGAATTTGATGCACTTGTAACCAACAGTGCGACCAGTTTTGCGCCAGGTAACATTATTGTTTCTACAATTGATTTTGTCGCAACAGGCCCAATCAAATTACGCGCACGTACTACCTCTGCACAACGCTTATTACAGGAAGCAGGTGATCCGATCCTGTTGGAGCAGGGTGGATACTTGCTGTTGGAAGGCGAGGATGCCGCCTAAGATGGTTGTATTGAAGGAGCTGTAGCACCGTGTCCGACCTACGCATCAGCGAATTAGCAGCACTGGCTGGAGCTGATCTAGCAGCAGGCGACCTACTGGCCGTAGCGGATGTAAGCGCCAGCGAATCAAAGAAGATTACGGTAACGGACTTCCTCGGCAATGCGGTCACGCTGATCGCTGACGCCACGATCCCGAACGCCAAGATTTTGTTTAGCAGCGCCAGCATTCCTGGCTCTGCACTGCAGAACAATGCAGTTGATACGGCGCAGGTTGCGAATGATGCAATCAGCAGCGCCAAGCTGGCCGATGAATCTACCGTTGATCTTGTTACGGTATTGCCTCTGTCTGGCGCGTATGTCGGGCAATTTGCGCTAGATACTGATGACAATAAGGCGTACCTCTGGAATGGCAGCCAGTGGGTCAGCTTTAAGGCAGCTGGCTCCATCAATGCCGTTGTTGGTGACACGGTTGGCATCCTCAATGTCACAGTCACACAATCGGGCGATTCGGTAGATATTGCGGTCAGCTTTGACGACACTACAGCTGCAGGCCAGTTCGTTGCCGGTCCCAGTGGCAGCGCTGGTGCTATCAGCTATCGCACTATTGCAGGCGCTGATCTGCCAACGGCAACGACATCAGCAAAAGGTGCTGTTCAAGTCAACGGTGGCGGCCTGACGTTAAGCACTGATACGATCCAGATTGATAACAGTGTTACTGCCAACACCACTGAATATCACCTTGCTCAGTACAACGCCTATGGCCTGATCACTGGCGGGCGCTTGATTCAAGCAAGTGACTTACCGGCGGCATCGGCTGGAACTATTGGCGCCGTATCACCGGGCACTGGCCTTGAAGTTGATGTTACTGGCACGCTTGATCACACTAACAGTGCAACGCCTGGCACTTACACCAAAGTCACGATTGATGCGCAAGGTCATGTAACCACTGGCGCAAGCCTTAGTGCAGCGGATATTCCCGATCTTGATGCTGCAAAACTAACTACTGGTGAGATTGACGCTGCACGTATTGCCAATACATCTATTACAGGCGTTAAATTGGCAGACGGCTCTACTGTGCAGTTTGGCGGTGCTGGATCAACTGCTGGTATTGTCAATTTCCCAACTGCTGACTTCAAAGGGCAATACTTCTGGGATGAACTGAACGGCGACCTTTATATCTGGTCTGGTAGTGCATGGCTGCCAGTCACGATCACTAGCGGTGAACTGATCTTTGCTGGTACTTATGATGCCAGCACTAATCAAGTTGATTCTGTCACTGCAGCAGGCTCAGCGCTTGGTTTGACAGTAAGCGGCGCATTGCCTGCAGCGTCAACCACCAATAGCCGGTATTACTTAGTAGTTAGCACCAGCGGCACTGGATCTGGAAATGCACCAGCCGAGGCATTAGCACCGCCGGACATGATCCTGTCCAACGGTACTACATGGGAGCTGATCGACGTTTCGGGCGCAATCGCTGGTCAAACTGCAACGAATATCAGCGTTACACCTGCCGGCAATATCAGCTCCACTAACGTGCAACTTGCACTGCAGGAGCTGGATACTGAAAAGCTTGGAACAACACTAACCTCTGCGCAGGTTTATGTCGGTAATGCCAGCAATGTTGCTACGGCGGTTGCTTTCACGGGTGATGTAACCATCAGCAATACAGGTGTTACCAGCATCGCAGCCGGTGCAATTGTTAATGCAGACATCAACGCATCAGCTGCGATTGACTACAGCAAGCTCGCTGCATTGACTTCTGGGCAGATCATCGTTGGTAGCGTCGCCAATGTGCCTACAGCCCGTGCCGTGACGGGTGATGTGACGATCAGCAATACGGGCGTCACAAGTATTGGGGCCGGGGTAATTGTTGATGCTGATGTGAACGCCAGCGCTGCGATTGCAGGCAGCAAGATCGCAGCAGGCACTACCAGTGCACGCGGCACGCTGCAGCTGACGGATTCGACTAGTAGCACCAGCACCACCACAGCTGCCACACCGAATAGCGTCAAGAGCGCCTATGACCTAGCCGCTGCTGCACTGCCCAAATCAGGTGGCACCATGACTGGCGCGATCACATTTGCTGCTGGGCAAACGATCACGGGCTATGGCTTGCTGGATGGTGCGCAGACCTGGACGAAGGGCCAGCGGGGTGAGATCACGGCACTGACTGATGCGGCAACGATCACGCCGGACTTTGCCGATAGCAATAACTTCAGCGTGACGCTTGGCGGCAATCGCACGCTGGCAAATCCGAGCAACATTGTCGCTGGGCAATCAGGCTGTATCTGGATTACGCAAGACGGCACAGGCAGCCGCACATTGGCTTATGACACGCACTGGGACTTCACTGGCGGCACGGCGCCTACGCTGAGCACTGCCGCTAGCGCTGTTGATTGCTTGGTGTATGCCGTGCAATCCAGCACCAAGATCACCGCCACCCTGATCACCAATCTGAGCTGATGATTCCCGGAAGCGCTAATTCTTTGCTGCTAGCTTCTGCTGCTGGCGCTGCTCAGTATCAGATTGAGCGTTCCTTGCGGTTCAACTCAGCCGACTCGGCTTACCTCAACCGTACTCCCAGTAGTGCAGGCAACAGAAAGACGTGGACGTGGAGCGGGTGGGTGAAGCGTACAAAACTGAATGCCAGCTCAGGGGCAGCTCTGTTTATATCGGACCCTTCGAGTTCTTCTGATTCCAACTATTTTCGTATTTTCTTTAACTACGATCAACTAGCGATTGGTAGCTACAGCACTGCATTCCGCGTAAGCACAGCTCAGTATAGAGATGTTTCCGCGTGGTATCACATCGTTGTCGCTTTTGATACGACACAAGCAACAGCTTCTGACAGAGTTGCTTTGTATGTTAATGGGTCTCAGATAACAGCATTTACAACCAACAACAGTCCAACTCTCAACGCCGATTATGGTATCAACGGAGCGTTCATCCATAATGTCGGTCTTTCTGGACAGTTTGACGGCTACCTCGCCGACATCCACTTCATCGACGGCCAAGCCCTAACACCATCCAGCTTCGGCTACACAGATAGCAACGGCATCTGGCAACCTAAGGCATATACCGGCACCTATGGCACCAACGGCTTCCACCTCGACTTCGCTGATAACAGCGCTGCAACAACTGCAGGCATTGGCAAAGATGTTAGCGGCAATGGTAATGATTGGACGCCAAATAATCTCAGTGTGACCGCTGGTGCAGGAAACGACAGCCTCGTAGACTCCCCCACTAATGGCACGCAGACAGACACTGGTGCCGGTGGTGAGGTGGTGGGGAATTACTCAACGCTCAACGCAACTGTACCGTTAAAAGATGATACGCTCGCAAACGGAAATTTAGAGCTAACCACTGATTACGCTACTGCAAGTAATTATCCATTGCATATTGGAACTGTTAGCACGCCTGCTGGTTACGGAAAATGGTATTGGGAAATCAATATAGGAAGCGCACCTTCGTATACGATGATTGGCATTGTAGATGCTAGTGAATCGTTTGACGGTAGAGATGGAGCTGGCGGAAATCAATATAAAGGATGTTCTGTTTACGTTGGAAGTAACGGCGTTGGGTATACAACGGGGGTGAGCGCCACTTACTCAGGAACTCCGTATTCCGCTCTCTCTGCGGCTACACTTGTTGGCGTTATATTTGACGCCGACAATGGCACTCTAAAATTAAGTTATGACGGAGTAGAGCAAGCGATAATTTTCACTGGCATCAGCAGCGCAATATCGTTTCTGCCGTGTATTGGTGGGTACGGAGATAACATAACCTACACATTTAACTTCGGCCAACGCCCCTTCGCCTACACCGCCCCCAGCGGCTACAAGGCACTCTGCACCGCCAACCTGACCAGCACAACCATTACCACCAGTGGCAGCTACACGGGCAACGGCGTGGCCGATGGCCCCTTCGTCTACTTAAACGGTGTGCCGACTGCAATGACTGTCGGTGGCAATGCTGTCACTTTCGGTACTCACGCGGACAAACTAAGCAACGGTTTTAAGATCCGCACTACTAGCACCACCTACAACCAAAATGCTTTGACCTATAGCTACACCATCACCACAACGGGTGATCCGTTCAAGCGTGCCAGGGCGCAGTCCAACCCATGACCGCAGTAAAGACCCCATGCTTGGCCCTGCTGCCTTGTTCCAGGTGCAAGGAGCTGCTGCCGGCTGATCGTTTCTACGTATTGGGACGCAAGACGGGCGGGAGACTAGACATCCTCGGCAAGCGCAGAGCATCAAAGTGTCCTGATTGCATGGTGGATGCGTATCGGATGCTCAGCCCCGAGCAGAAGATGCTTTACAACGCTAGAAACCGCGCTAGGGCAAAAGGACTTGAGTTTAACATTGATCTCAGCGACATTGTGATTCCCGAGACCTGCCCAGTTCTTGGCATTCCAATCGTTATCCAGCAGCGCAAATGCAAACGAACTGATCCGCAGTCGCCCCACTCGCCGTCGCTAGATCGCATTGATTCAACTAAGGGCTACGTCAAAGGCAATGTCTGCGTGATCTCTTGTCGCGCTAATCGCTTGAAAGGTGACGCGACGCCTGCAGAGATTGAGGCGATTCTGCGTTATGTCAACCCGCCCCACTAGAGAACAAGACCACTCACCCCGTTTAGAGTAGTACCAACGCCTTAGTGCCATGTTCGTTCTCGGTAGCACCATCCTCAGCCCAGACCGTCCCTTTACGGCAAACGGCATCCAGTACCCAGCCAACTGGCTGCGGCTCAGCACTCTGGAAGAAAAGCAAGCAATCGGCATCCGCGAGCTGCCGGATCCTGCACCATACGATCAGCGCTTCTACTGGGGTTATGACGCTGATGGCGTGCTAATCCCTAAGGATCACGCTGAGCTGGTGGCACTATGGACTGCTACCACACGCACCACGGCCAACACGCTGCTGCAGCCAACTGACTGGGTGATCATCCGCGAGGCCGATAATGGTAAGCCGGCTGATGCAGCACTGAAGCAGTGGCGTGAAGACATCCGTGCTGCTACTGGCGTCAAGATCGCCGCTATCGCTG